GTCCTCTCCCCCATCCTGCAGTCCTTTGCACCGATCTTTTCTGTCCTTGCAGGGGTGATGGAAGCGCTCTCACCGATCCTGATTCTGCTTGCTAAAGCCTTCACCATCCTCATGAGCCCGGTACAGTTTCTGGCCGATCTCTTCAGCTGGTTGGGTTCCTGGATACAGTATCTCGGGACGGTCATCTCTACTGCTGCGTATAACCTGGTGCATCCCTTCAGGCCCAAGAGCTACGGATCAAGCCCGGGGGCATTCTCAAGCGATGCCTTCTCTGGCCTTGCGGACCGGCTGTCAAATATCGATGCGATTGCTGATGGAGGAAGTGCCGTCAGTGATTCAGTGGCTACATCAACCGCAGTCAGCAGTGCAGGCTACCAGGGAGCAACCCAGGTGACGATCAACATCTACCAGCAGGCACCGGTTGTAGGGAATAACGGGATGCGTGCATTCGCACAGCTCATTCGAGATGAATTCGAGGCACTCAATTATTATGGAGTAACGGCATAGCATGGCAACTATCATACAACCAACGCTGACGCTCTTCTTCTTGGGAGATGATCTTGCAGCAGGACACCCGAGCACCCAGACGATCACTGATGAGGAGATCGTCGGGCACTCCATTACCTTCCGCTACCAGCTGCTCAATGGGCTGAAACCTTCATCCAATCAGGTAACCCTGCAGCTGGCAAAGCAGTGCGGGTCTATTGAGGATATCATCGCAACCGAAGGGGATATCAAAGCGGTCCTCTCTGATGGACTCACCACCTTGTTTACCGGATACCTCTCAACAAACTCCAGTTGGGCAGTGACGGAAACCGGCACACAGCCATTGGAGCTCACCATCGAAGATGTCGGGACCCGATTACTGGGGAAAGCCTTCATCCCTAGTGGCCAGCATCTCTTTCACTGCAGTGCATCAGAGGCAGTTGCAGCTACCTGTGCCGCAGCAGGAATCACCGTTTCTCCTTCCTGTGTCGTGATAGAGGATCTTATTACCAAGACCGTTGATGCCAATGGGAGCTGTAAAGATATCATCGAAGGGCTGCTGTATGAATTGGGATATGTCTACTACTTCGATGCGGCAGGAGAGCTCAATGTATTCAAGATAGACTGTACTTCAACCGATGGGGTCCCAGTCCTGGATAAAGATGATCTCTATGTGGTAGGTGGGAAAGCCATCACCTTGGGGAAGAAGATCCGCCAGTATAAATCTGCTCGGGTTACCTTCACCCGTTTGGCTACGGTAAGTAATTATCTGGTCTACCGAAATACGACAGGCAAAGGAGATGGGCATCCGTACTGCTATATGGAGCTTGCAGCAGGCTCCTACTTTGATGGGACGGCAAGCTACACCACCCCTGAATGGGAAGAAACCCAAGCTGATACCTTCCGGGACCCTGCACTCATCGAAGCCTGTAATGCAGCCAGTGAAATTGACCTGGTGGGGAATAATGAGATTCTAGCGATCTCGAATATCACCACCCAGTTTGAAGCACAAAGCGGCAGTGTCACCTGCAGCATGACTGCAGCAGGAGGACCCTATCTACAGATCGAGGCACACAACAGCGGCAGTCTTCCCTACTACATCACTCGCATGGATGCCTATGCTGATATCATCTATACCAAGGATACCAGTATCATCAGAACCGGTGATACCGTACCAGATGGATCCTCAGATACCCTTCTTCAGGAAGAGGTAGCGTATATCCATACTAAGGAGCTTGCTTCACGGCATGCCAATCTCCTGAGCCAGTATCATCGGTACTGTAATGCGCAGTATGGGTTCTTCTCGAAAGTCGATATAGCACCAGGAACAATCATCAGGCTCATAGACAATGCCTTCAGTGGTCTGGATGTGCATGTGCTTATCACGGGGAAAACCTTCACTGATGAAAGTGATGTGATTCAGTTTACCGCGGTGGGGATATCTGCATTCAACCTGGCAGCTGATACCTATATCCAGACACGCACCAAAGGAAAGAATGATACCGTTGGGGCGCAGGGAGAACCGGGGGCTGATGCCATTCTGCTTCTCCTGGTGTCAAAGCAGGGAAATATCTTCAGGCCGGCGCTCACCGATACCATCCTGGAGGCTCGCGTTTACCAGAATGCTGAAGAGATCACGGACCAATACGATGACTCCCGGTTCAGGTGGACACGGACGTCCCTAGATAGTACCGCGGATGCGATATGGAATTCAGCCCACTATTCCGTGGGAACGAAGAGTTTACACATCACCGATGAAGATGTTGAGAGTCGAGCGACATTCTTTTGTGAATTGATATAACAGTTAAGGAGATACCAAACCTATGGCAGTTTCAGTTGGACAGATTACGATCATGGATTATAACGATGCGTTGACCCTCACCGGGTTCATCACATCGAACTTACCGAAAACACAGCGGTATTCCGCTGATACCGGGACCTATACCCCTGATTGGGGCAGTACATCCCTGGTGCTCACCCCAAGTTTGTTTATCCTCGGGAGCGGAACTGACAAAATCACCGATTCAGCGGTACAGTCAGTATCCTGGCAGCGGAAACCATCAGATTCGAGCACCTTCGCGGCCCTCACGTCTGGAGAAGCGGTATCAGGGGCAAAGAACCACATCCTCACGGTATCAGCGAATAAGCTGACTGGCAGCATCAATGCGATTGAGTATCTCTGTACGATCGTTTACCACGATGATGCAACCGGATTGGATCTCACCTATAAGATCAGCATCAACCTCTCAAAGGTCATCGATGGGAACAACATTGCTGTGGCGGCCGTCCATGCGCCGAGCGGGAATGTGTTCAAAAACAGTGAGCCTACATCACTTACAGCAAAAGCAGAACTCTACCGGGGTGCAACCCTCGATACCACCCTGCTTTCGTATCAGTGGTTCAAGTATGCTCCGGGGAATGCTGATGAGGGAGCCGGTGCTGATTGGGATTTGATGTCAGGGCAGACAAGTAGTACCCTGGCCATTACTCCTTCTATGGTAGCTGGCCTGCAGCAGTTCAAGGTGAAGATCACCGATAATGATGCATCCTCCCCTACCAATGGAGACTCCTTCTATGACGTGATTGCCTTCACTGATATGACCGATCCGATCCAGGTAGTCATCGAGTCAAGTGCAGGAACGGTCTTCAAGAATGGTGTGGGGACTACCGACCTGACAGCAAAGCTGTTCCAGAACGGAGCAGAGATCGATGCAGGAGGGACGGATTACACCTATACCTGGACGATCACTGACAAGGATGGAAATGCTCGGACCTTTGCCGATGCTTCCTCCTCCAAGACCGGAAAGACCATCTCTGTAGGAACCTCGGATGTGGATGTGAAATCCACGATCAGCTGCACGGTGAGCTAGGGGAACTATGAGTATCATTACCCGTAACCAAATTACGATCATAGATGTCTCAGATGGAGCACAAGGACCCCAAGGCCTTCAGGGTGAAACTGGTCCTCAGGGGGAACAAGGCATACAAGGACCTCAGGGCGAAGCCGGGTTACCGGGAGCGACAGGTCCGCAAGGAGATCCGGGTGCTGATGGAACAAACGGTGAATCTCTTTACACATGGACCGCATATGCAAACGATGAATATGGCAATGGGATCAGCACCGACCCTACAGGGAAGAAGTTCATCGGCCACGCATATAACAAAGACACCCCCACCCCTGATACAGCAGACCAAACAGCCTATACCTGGACCGTATATTTCCATAGCATGATCGCAAAAAGTATCGAGCTTGTTGACGATGGTCTTGTATTTACTGCCAATGGCAATATCAGAATTGGGGCAGATGGAAAAGCGGAGTTTAATGATGTCATCGTGAAAGGCACGGTGCAGGGAGATGGGGGGTACTTTAAGGGAGATATTGATATAGCAAGTACCCTCACCATCATCCAGGACCCAGGCTCCCTCTTGGTATGGTCGGCAAACACCCTGCTTGGTATCAATGGTGGTTCAGGACTACTCGATAGAACAGTAAGTGGGAGAACGATTCTTGATTTCTTTGGACAGATGGTGAAATACCCTGTCTCCGGCTCCTGTGGGTATCGGCTCCCTAACACCCTCTCGAATGTAGGCTCTTCCTTTGGTTATGGTCGCATGCTGTGGCTCTCTGACACTGAAGTAGTTCGCCATGTACAATCAGGGTCATATAACTCATACACGAACGTCTTCTATCAATCGACAGACGGCGGCCAGACATGGACACAGAAAGGTACGATTACCAGTTCTTCAGGACATCCCTGCTATTACGGTGGCTATTGGTACTATCAGCGTTCACGGTGCATCTACTTTTGTGATGTGTATGGACAGAATGAAGGGATGCTTGTCAATGTTTCATACTCAACAGGCTATCACATGAGGGAGACCAGTGTTCTTGGCGTTGATGCCAACTATATCTATTTTACCGGGGAGTATGATGATAATGGTGAAAAGTGGATGCGGTGTGTCCGTTCAAACGGGCAACTGAGTCAGGGAGGGGTTACGGTATTTGACCGGGATTATGCGGTATTGCATTTCAATCTTTCCTACTGCGTAGCCGTATCGAAACGGGCTACTGGATGGTATTTCAGTAACTACGGCAGTACTGGCTACAAAATATATGACCTTGGTGATATTCGAGAGGATAGATGCTACTGTGCTGATGGAGCCTGGATTGTAGAAGAGGTAGCAACCGGAGCGATAAAGAAGTGGACTGCCTATAATGCATATACGTTAGTAGGATACGTAGGCTCGGTACAAGCTCCGAAATACAGCCTCGAAGCCCCAGACAGGAATACACTCACGGTACGCCCCATCATCGGTGCAAGTGAGTACGTGAGTCTTTCTCCGGGTGGCCTTGTTGACCGAATTGTGCTGAATGGTTCTGACCTGCTTGCTCACATCAGGACAGTGAATGGTAATACGCAGGTGAAACAGGTCGGAGAGACCACATACAGTTCTATTACGGCCACGACATTCCAATATCGTGTTATCGGCTCTGGAACGAGCCAGCGTGTTGTATTCCGGTTGAATGATTCTGATTCCTTGTGGGGTTCGTTTCTGACCAATACACTCATCCCTGTTGCTGGCAATATGACCATCAGTAGTGTTGCGAAAATCCTGAGAGCATTCTACGGAACCGGCGGCGGGAAATTACTCGACTTTGATGAAATGACAGCAGACTCAATTACCGGTACGGCTGTCTATGGGGCGGTGTTCAACTAATGGGCGTTATCAATTATACAAATGGGGCTGGCATCGATGTCGTGACAGCTTCCTGGACGGCAGACAATACCATGACCCCTAATGGGGGAACCAAGTACCTCTATATCTGCTGTTACTCCTGGTGCTTCAAGTTTGTCGGGAACTACGCCTTCTTCGGATCTCCGAACCACCAGCTCACATTCCAGTACTGGAACGGTTCATCCTGGGTCACGAAGATTGGGCCGATAGAGTGCAAGAATATCACTAAATGGTTTGCCGTAAATGACGGCGATACTCGGGATTACAATACGCACCAGAATTCCTGCCTATGGAGAATCCGCTTCTACAACTCTACCGGGTATTACAAGGGAGAGGGTGACGGATACCTCTATCTCCATGCCTATGGGAACACCAGGAATGGTGAATCATACTACAACAGTCACTTGAAAGGTCGACATATCTACAGCACGCCTGCTTCTCAGTTTCTGGTGTATCAGGATGCTGATTCACCGCCGTCAAGTTTCTCAATTTTCAATATCTCCGCACAGCGAGGTAGCAAGATATATGCAAGCACCCCCAAGAGCCGGTTGTGCCAGGGGTTTTAGGAGGATGTATGGGCTTACAATTCACACTACCGAAAGAGAACAATGCGTTCTACACCGATGTTATCGATGCCTATTGGTCTATTGACGATATAGCTATGGGGAAAGATGGTGATGCGATCATGGTGCGGTTCGAGTTCACTGCCTACCCCTCGAGGGAAGCCAAGCTGATGCAGAATACCATGGTGGGCCAGCTCATGTTTGGCGGCCCGATTTTCCCCCATGTCAATGCAGCTCTGTATCAGTGGATCGGATTGTTCCAAGCTAGTGAAATCTTCCCGGATGGGATGCCTATCGAGGAATCAGCTCAGAAAGATACTCTATATCCCTTCATCAAGGATTTTCTTGGTCTCTTAGATGCAATTGACGTATTGGAGGATGAAGCATGATCGATTGGACACGATTAGTTACCACATTGGCGGCAACCGGTATCACTGCTGTCATTGGAGCGCTCATCACCATGCTCGTGAGGATCTCTCATGATCTCACCACGATGCGGCAACGGGGTGAGGATCGCATGCATGAGAACCGGCTCCTCGTCAAAGGGATGTTGGGCTTAATCGATGCCGTACGGACTGGAAAATGTAATGGAAATATTACCCACGTAGAAGAAGAGATCAACGAGTATCTCAATGAAACGGCAATCAAATAGGAGACACGATGAGTTGGTTAGGAAATCTATTCGGAGCAAAGGAAACGGCAGAAGCCGCCAGTACGGTTGTCGAATCCGTGAGTACCGGAATCACAAATCTAGCTACCGGTATTCGGTCTGCGATCACCGGAGAGATGAGTCCCGAGAAAAAAGCAGAGCTTGAGAAAATAGCTCTTGAAGCAGAGAACCTGCAGAAGCATACCCAGCTGGAGATCAATCTTGCGGAAGCACAGCACCAGTCACCCTTTGTGGCTGGCTGGCGGCCGTTCATCGGCTGGGTATGTGGGCTCTCGCTGGCGAATAACTATATCCTTCGTCCTTGGGCAATCGCCGTGTTATCGGCCTCAGGCAAAACATTTGAATTTCCGGTGATTGATCTATCCCTCATGATCCCGATCATGACCGGGATGCTGGGACTTGCAGGGATGCGGACGTATGAGAAGAAGCAGGGAGTGACTCAGAATCATTGATCAGAGAACGTGGTCATTCATAAACTGAATGCTCAACAGAATATTGGTAATGATCACGATGAGTCCAATAATGGTTAATGGTAGCCTTTCTTTTGATTTGGGTACTTGTGTCACAGATATAGGCGAGTGTAAAAAGGCCTACCCTTCTTGTATGTTATGCAATGGCTCAGTATGCGTCGGGAACGGAATCACCTGGAACACCTTCTGTTCAGATTTCCATAGATCTAGAGTTGTCTGCATATTCAGCCAGCTCTCCGGTGAGGTGTTGGTAGCTTTGGCTATACGTATGGCCATGTCTGGACTTAATGCGGCTCTTTCATTGATCAGCTCAGATAGAGCCTTCCTGGATACCCCAAGATCAGCTGCTGCTTCAGTAACCGTAAGTCCAAGAGGTAATAAAACGTCTTCTTTCAATATATTGCCTGGGTGGACAGGCTTTCGTTTCCTTATCATACGTTCATCTCCTAATGATAATCCCGATAATCTACAATATAGGCATCCCCATCTTTAAAGAAAAATGTAACCCGCCAATTTCCATTTACCCACACTGACCAGATCTCTTTCTCGTCACCTGATAGGTGATGCAGTCTATATCCGGGCAATGCCATATCCTGTACTGTGATCGAAGCATCCAAACGATCGAGGATTCTTGCTAATTTCTTGGCATGTTCTGGTTGTATCCCTTTCTTACTTCCTGAGAAGAAAAACTGTTCCAACCCCTTATGTTTGAATGACTGTATCATATCAAGAAGTGTAACGCGTAACGTGTCGCGTGTCAATTATCAGTATCATATGTTGTTTGGTTATTACCATCTTTACTAAATGAGTTTTCAAGAAAACAATACTTCTGAATGCGTTTTTCTATGTTATGTAATGTTTTGACAAGATCCTGGGTATCTGTAGGCAATTTTTGTAATTCGTTGATAACATGGAGCATGTCGAGTCGAGTTTGTGCGAGTAATAATCCTGTATCCATGGAGTACCTCATATACATATGTTGAGAGAACTGCATCTCCTTACTATCTTACCAAGTTATGTACAGAATTGATTCAAATTCCGCAGATTTTTTTCGAATCTCTCCTCTGATAAGCTGTTCAATTAATCTATTACAAGGAGGTTCATCTATGAATGAACAATTGAAACAGATCAGAGAACTGATCAAAGAACTCGACGCCACCCCTATCCTGCTTACCTACCGGGAGGCGGCAGACATCCTTGGTATTGCTCCCCAGACCCTGAGAACATGGGTGTGCTATGGGAAGATCAGTTATGTGAAAATTGGGAGTGCTGTACGGTTTACCCGGGATCATCTCGATGAGTTTATCGAGCAATCAACACGGAGGGTTCGAAAATGACTATCGAACAGGGGAAAGAACTCCTTATGTGGATATTTCGCGAATTGAATACCATATCGCATGGTGAGGTCCATATCACCTTCAAGGTGAGGGACGGAAAGGTCGCGCTTATCGAAAAATCCAAAATTATCAAAGTGAAACCTGAATAGTTCAGGTCAGTAGCAACAGCCCCGACTCTGTGGTGTATTCCACGAAGTCGGGGCTTTTCTCATTTCTGTGGGGGGTACGGTTTTTCGGTATTACATAGGAGGACCTATGACCGAAATACAACAACACCACATCCAGGAAATGTATCAGCTGGGCTACAGCTACAAGCGCATCGCTATCACCCTCTCGTTGAAAGAAGGAACGGTTAAATCCTATTGCATACGAGCCGTCAAGAAAGGAACCCTTGCCCTACCCGCCCCGGCCCAACAGACTGTGTGTAAACAATGCGGAAAGGATCTCGTACAAACTGCTAAACAGAAGAAACGCATCTTCTGCTCTAAAGCGTGTCGCCAGAAGTGGTGGAACTCCCACCTCTATCTGGTGAACCGCTCATCCAAGGCTTTGTATCAGTATATTTGTCCAACCTGTGGGAAACAGTTCAGTGTCTATGGGAATGCCAATCGCACCTACTGCAGTCATACATGTTATATCAAGGCACGATACTACCAGGAGGGCACTGATGAATCCTAATCGGTTCCACGCTGAACTCACGTATCAGATTTCCCTATCCATTGCAGAAGGGATGCTTCAATCAGGACTCCTCACGACCAAAGAATTCAGTCAGACCAAAGATCTGTTGCTGCAGAAATATAACCCTCCTATTGGCGTATTATTTGCCGCTTCAACTTGACTTTACGCGCGAATAAAGTGATTGATACCATACAATTACTTATGGAGGAATAAGATGCATATGTACACATTCACAACAGACGATACGGGATTGAACACATGGCTACCATAACAAAGATTGATTACGCCCCCACCACACCCCCTACCAGAAAACGGGTAGCTGCTTACGCTCGGGTTTCCATTGATTCGGATGAGTTGCTGAAATCCTTATCTGCACAGGTCAGCCATTACAGCACCCTCATCCAAACCAATCCTGCGTGGCAATACGCTGGGGTCTATGCGGATGCCGGTATCTCTGGTACCAGCACAAAACGGAGACCTGAATTCCAACGCCTTATGGCTGATTGTGAAGCAGGAAAGATAGATATCATCCTGACCAAGTCCATCAGCCGGTTTGCCCGTAATACCGTTGACCTATTGAACACGGTACGCCAGTTGAAGAAAAGCAACATATCCATTCGCTTTGAGCGCGAGCATCTCGATTCACTCTCCCCAGATGGAGAACTGATGATTTCCATCCTTGCATCCTATGCCCAAGAGGAGAGCCTATCGATCAGTGAAAACGTCAAGTGGGGGATCCGCAAGCGTTTCGCCCAAGGTGATTTTCTTGCCTACAACATCTATGGGTATACCTGGGTTGAGGATCATTTCGAGATCGTTGAAGAGGAAGCCGAAACGGTACAATTCATGTACCAGGCTTTTGCTGATGGAATGGTACTCACGGAAATTTCTACTGCACTAACTCAACGTGGTATATTCACCAGAAAGGGACGACCGTTTGGGACATCTTCCATCATGCGCATTCTCGATCAGGAGAAATACCGCGGGTTCAGTATTCTGCAAAGAACCTTCACCGATGACCATATAACCCATGAGAAGAAAATCAACCGAGGGGAACTCCCCCGCTTCAGGGTAGAAGATACCCATCCAAGGATCATCTCTGAGGATCTTCATCATCGTGTGGAAACTGAACGGGAACGTCGAAGACAGATTGGTGTGGTGAGGTGGCGCCGGGGTACCTGTTTCACCGGAAAACTTATCTGCGGGTATTGCGGCCATACCTATTCCTTCACTCCCTGTGTCAAGAATAAGGCATTCACACAGTTCCAGCAGGGCTCATATAAATGTTCATACCGCAGGAAACATGGAGCCGCTTCTTGTACAGCAAAGAATCTTCCCGTATATACCCTACGGCAAATCTGCTGCAAGGTACTCGGTCCTGTAACTGGTGCTGATGAAGACACCCCTTTCGATTCGGCATGGATTGAAGATCATGTGAAGCAGATCGTGGTATATATCGATACCTTAGAGTTCCACCTGAACACGGGGGAAATAGTGACAACCCCCTGGAAGAACACCGCAAAACGGGATGCATGGGCATACCGCAGAAATATAGCGAAGGCGGCTGCAAACCTAGAACAGAGACAATATCAAGAGAGGTGATAGCATGAGAGAAGTACAGGTAATCCCGGCAGCACGGGAGTTTTCAACAGGAACACTACCTCATCAATGTATTCCAAATCGCAAGGTGGCTGGATACGCAAGGGTGTCCACTGACCGAGACGATCAGTTCTCATCCTATGAGGCTCAGGTCGACTACTACACTACTATGATCAACGTGAAACCAGAGTGGGATTTTGCAGGGATCTATACTGATGAGGGGATCAGTGGTACGAGCACCGCCCGCCGTGAAGGATTCAAGGAGATGATTGGCGACGCTCTTTCAGGTAAGATCGATCTGATTGTTACCAAATCAGTCAGTCGGTTTGCGCGAAACACGGTAGACAGCCTTACCACCATAAGAAAGTTAAAAGAGAAAAAGGTTGAAGTCTTCTTCGAAAAGGAAAACATCTGGACCTTTGATAGCAAGGGTGAATTGCTGATCACCATCATGAGCTCCCTGGCACAAGAGGAATCGCGCTCTATATCGGAGAATGTCAAATGGGGTCGACGTAAGCGTTTTGCCGACGGACAGGTTTCCGTGCCCTACACACGATTTCTTGGATACGACAAAGGACTTGATGGAATCTTGGTGATAAACCCAGAACAAGCACAACTGGTTCGATACATCTTTACCCTGTTCCTTCAGGGACTCTCCCCCTATGCCATTGCTACGCGATTGGGGAAAGAAGGATTCAAAACAACTTCAGGGAAAACAGTCTGGCACTCAACAACCATCTCGCGAATGCTCAAGAATGAAAAATATACAGGAGATGCCCTGCTGCAGAAATCCTTTACCCCAGACTTCCTCACCAAGCGAGCCGTTGATAACAATGGTGAAGTTCCCCAGTACTATGTACGTGATAACCATGAAGCTATCATCTCCCACGAGGTATTCGAGCTGGTACAACGAGAGTTACAGGATCGTAAGAACGGGCGGGTTTCGAGTATATTTTCTGGTCGCATACGATGTGGGATCTGTGGAGGGATCTTTGGATCCAAGGTATGGCATTCCAACGATACGTATCGCAAAGTCATTTGGCAATGCAATGCGAAATATGCTGCCAAGGGTTCTCCATGCTCAACTCCGACTTTCACAGAAGATGAGTTCAAGTCGCTCTTTATCAGAGCCCTGAATACACTCATCTTGGATCGGGAGGAAATACTAAGAGGCTTTGATGAAATTAAGGTCGAAGTGTTTAACACCTCGGAACAAAAACTTGCATTGGAGAAATTGAATAAGGACCGTGGTAAGCTTATTACACACATGGAACAGCTAACCGCCCAAAATGCCTCGGTAACGATGGACCAAGAAACGTACAGATCTCAATTCGAACATCTTTCAGATTGTTATACCAAAATCAATGAGCAACAGAAAGCACTGGAGCAAACTATCCAGGACACTCAATATCGCAAAACCAAAACAGATATGTTTCTTGAAGCTCTTACCAAACAAGATCAGGTGATAACAGAGTTCTCTCCTGATCTCTGGCATTCGCTAGCTGATCATGCCACGGTGTATAGCAAAGAGGATATACGGTTCACATTCAAGAATGGGATTGAGATCACAGTCTGATGTTTTTCAGACTCCACGAGATAAATTCGTTCCAATTTTATGATGAATTACAAGAATGGAATGAATCCATATCCACATTCAACATTGATCTTTGGAATGCCTTACTGGATTATATCACGGTCTACTCTCCACATGATGTGCGGTTCCATTTCTGTGATGGGTCTATCATCAAAGTGGATAAGGCTGCAATAGAAAAGAAACTCCCTGCCCTCACCGCTCGTCAGAAAAAGAAAATCGCTGAATTCCGCAGAGAAGGCATATCCTATAACAAGATCGCATCACGCATGAACCTCACGCAGGGGCAGGTTCGATCGTATTGTTTATCCCGATCCTCAGAACACAACCAGACATCCCAACCAGGAGAATCAGGATATTGTAAGACCTGTGGAAAGCCGCTCATGCATACCCCTGGCTACCGGAAAAAGATCTTCTGCTCTGATGGCTGTCGCCAGGATTGGTGGAACCGATTCGGACAGTTGAAAACTGGAGCAGAACGAGCGACCTATAGCGTTGTGTGCCAGCATTGCGGTAAGACATTCATCGCTTATGGGAAAGGTCGAAAATACTGCAGTCGCAAGTGTTATGTTGATAGTAGGTGGAATTAATAAGGACTGTAAAAATTGTACTTCATGGACAATATTAATCAAAAGAAGACTACTTTACTAAAATCTAGTTTAGCGATTTGGGAGGAGTATAGCTCTCTCGGGTTGACCCGTGATATCTATTTTAAGATTATACTTGACCAGCATCCTCTTTATGAAAGCAATCCCTTCCTTCAAGAATGCATCGCCATTGGGTGCAAGTTTGCGCCAGACCCAGGTAGACATATTGTCTGTTATGTCTGAGAAGCCTTCCATCCCTATTCTCCCGGTATACCCCATGTCAGAGAGGGCTTTGAATACCCCATCCCAGTCAACCAACCCGGTCCCAGGAATACCGCGATCATTCTCACAAAGATGATAATGAACAAGA